CCAAGACCACCAGCATCAGTAATACCAAATACAGAATCACCTTGTGATTTACGTCCTTGACCAGTCAAGAAGTCATTACCACCAGCGGTTCCGTTAGTACCTTGAGCAGTACCATATTTGAAGTCTAAGTAAAATACTAGACCAGATGGTAAGTTCATAGGTTGTACAGATACGAAATCTTTTGCTGCAATTTCAGCGAAGATTCTTCGTACCAATGGAAGAGCAACTCCAGCCCATTCTTCAGCGTTAGCATCAGTACCTGTAGAGTTTGCTTCCGTTACGAGTTGTTTAGCTTGGTTCTCAAGAAGAACTGCCATACCTCGTCTTTCAATCTCATTATCAATGCCTTCCAAAAGACCAGTTTTCGTCCACTTATTTTCCAAAGCGATCGCAACATTGTTTTGGTTAACATTTGCATCATGAGGTAACAAAGAATTGATATTCATTTTAATATCCCCTATTTTTTAATTACTTAAGATTAGCTAATTTCTTCCAACGAGCAGCTAGAGCATTACCTTCAGATAATATCTGTTTTTTAGGTGCTGTTGATCTTGTTGCTTTAGAAGCATAGCTTTCTTTAACGACTTTGCGTTTTGTTTTGTTTACAGTGAATGATTCAGCTAATGTACCAAATACTAACTTAACTTCTCTCAATGATTGAGCTCTGTCAAAGTTTTCAATGACTTTCATTTTCTGAGACTCACTTAATGGGTAGTTCCTAAACAATTTGTTTGAGAACAATAATTTTGCATTTAGAAGATTTACTTCATTGATTTTAGATCTTAAGAATTTGATGACCTTGTAAGCTTCTTCAAGTTCAGCTTCTTTTTCTTCATCCATTTTTTCTTCTTCACCTTCTTCAACTTTTTCTTCTTCACCCTCTTCTAGATCTTCTTCTTCACGTAAAGCACGAATTACTTCTTCGATAGACACTTCTTCTTCCTCGTCCATTTTCTCTTCTTCGCTTTCAGCTACAGGTTCCATGTCTTCTTCTTCTGACATTTCCATGTCTTCTTCTTCAGTCATTTCATCTTCGCCTTCTAGTTCACGTAAAATAGCTTCTAGTTCTAGATCATCTGTTTCAGACATTTCATCGTCAGCATAATCGCCTTCGTCCATCATGTCTTCTTCTTCTGCTACTGGCTCTTCTTCTGGAGCAGGTTCTGGAGCAGGTTCTGGAGCAGGAGCTTCCATTTCTGGAGCTTCCATATCTTCTTCTTCTGCCATTTCCATTTCCTCTTCTTCTGCCAATTTAGCAGATAGCATAGATTGTAATCTAGGAGTGAATGCTTCTTCTAATGCGATTTTTGCGTTAGCTAGTGCTGTTTCCCTTACGGCTTTTGCATCAGCAATAGCTTCTTTCAATAAATCTTTCATAGATTTTCTCCTCGTATTTAATTTGGAAATAAGTTTATTGGAAACTTAATAATAGATTAATATAAGATTGAGTGACCACGTATTGGACAGTGGTATCTTAATACAATAATATATATTGCACGAGGAGCATAAACAGCCGTTTACAATTAACTTTTCTTGGAGATTTTCTTTAAAATATATAAATGTATCTTATTTACAAGAAATAACAAGGTAAATATACCTATTCCTGTTATAACGGATACACCTATTACTTCAATTAAGGTTGGGGTGGGATTCAATTTAAAATGAATTTTGATCGTATATCTTTTGCATATACTTGGCTCTATCTACTTCGGCTCTACGCTTAACAGATGGCTTGACATGTTCTTTACGATCTTTTACTGATTCAATAACACCGGCATCTTTAACAGCTCTTTTCCATTTACCTATCGCAGCATTGATATCGCCTTCCGGTCTTCTTTTAGTTTTCACAACTTTTGCTCCGAGCGCATGACCGGGTATGATTGAATCTAATCTTCTTTTATGTTTACTCATATAACTTATTTTTGTTTATTTCTTTTAATATAACAATTTATTTTCAATAAACCAAATTTATTTATAACTCTTTGATATTTTTCAAGCCTAAAATTTTGACTATTTCTTGTTTAATTAGAGCAAAATCTTCTCGCGGTATAGGTGGGATCCATGCATCTTCAATATCTTTTGCTATTTTCTCTAAAGGTGCATTCCATTGAGAAGGATATAAGCTAAAGTATGCAAGATCATCCGTCAGATCACTAAGCTCCTTAAACGCCTGTTTTCCTGCTTTTTGAGCTCTTGCATATGCTTTCAAATAGAACTTTCTTTTCCTGCTTCCGGTTTGGCCTTTTCTTTTTAAGAATCGATCTAGTAGATCATCATCAGATACAAAATCTCTAGCTGCCTCATTCATTGACATATCCGAACCAGGATAATCTACTGAGTCACCAGCTCTGTTATCATCAACGCCTACTGTATAAGAATCTTCTCCTAAAGGTCTACCTTCGTCATCAACTGGATTAGGGACATCTTCATCATCTTGTTCAGCATCTGCATCATAAATTCGATCATTCTCTGAAATTGAATTTCCTACTTTATAATAACGATTCAATACAGTACCCATATCATCATATGCAGATTCTAATCTTTGTTGCAATCCATTCATTTCAGTAGCTGTCTTTTCAAATACTTTATAAGCTTCTTTCAATTGTTTCATATGACGTGATACCGTAACATTGTCAAACCAATGTTCTGATTCTTGCATTGTTAATACTTCTGCTTGTTCAACAATACTATTTAATGTTTCTGAAACTTCTGTAAGTGTAGAATTTCTATATACCATTTCCCCTAAACGGTGATAATTTGCAACCGATTCTAAAAATGCCTTTCTTTCATCTTTACGCATTTTTGGTCGATCTTCTTCTCCTAAATATTTTTCGTTTAGGATATGTTGCATTAATTGTTTTTCCCACTTTTTCATTTTATAATCCTTTATGCATTTGATCTTTCAGCTCTATCTAAAGCTTTTAGTAATCCTTCTATATTTTTTTGTGCTGATTGTATATATCTAGCCGATTGATTTCTTAACTGATCAAACCGATAATCTCCAGATTCATCAGCATACATATCAATACCACCTGCAACTTGTTGTTCCAAGTCTTGCAATGATTCTAAAACACGTTCTACTTCTTCCATATATTCGGTAAGACGAGTACTCATTGAATATTCATCTTCAATGCCAAATTCTGCTTCAGTAACCGGTCCCATATCTTTGAGTTCTGAACCGTCTGGCTTTAAACCCATTTCAATAGCATATGCAATAATTTCGGCAGTTTCAAATGCTGGACGTGGAGTTACTCCTCCATTATATTCTTTATCCCATTTTTTAACTGAATTTGGATCGTTGATATCTATATCACCAGCTTCATAAGCTTCAATTGCATTCATTGCAAACTGAGAATTCCATGACTTTGGTTTACGAGCTTCATTTAAAAACTTAGCACTCTTAAAGTCTTTTATCCATTTATTATGATCGAACTTACTCATTGGTTATCCTTAAAATTCTATCTCAGGTGGAATGTTACCAAATGTATCAGGAATAGTACCAGTCCCTTTTGAACCTAATGTATTGAATGGTCCATGTAAACTCGAATGAGATGCATCTTGCAAACTATTAAATGTAGTTGCATCTGCAGTAGGATTGCCCAATTGAGCATTTTCTGCCGGTGATATATTTGCTCCTAATAAAGTCCCAGTTCCTTTTTTACCAGGATTAGTAGGTCCATATGCTGATTGTAAATCTGTTAGTGCCATAATTAAAACTCCGTGATTATACTTGTTATTATATTATTTACATTTCCATATTTGTTTGCAACAACTTTATTTACCGACTCATTTACCGGTGATAAAAATGCTCCATGCGTAGATGGATTAGAAACAAAGTCAAATGCTATCAATTCAAAATCAGGCTGAACTTCTACAGTACCTTCTCCTTCTCTCATGACTTCTTTTACAGAACCCATACCTCGAGACGATATACCTAATTTAATTCCAGACTTGAAAAGTTCTTTTAAAATGTTTCCTGCCGGAGTAGAAAGCACTTCTACTGTACCAACGAGATCATTTCCTTTCCAATCCATGTTCAATACATTATGAGACACATTGTTTAGGTTAACAACAGATGAATCTGGATGATCTAATTCTCCCAATGCTCTTCTTTCTCTAATATATGTATCGGCGTATTTGTTTGCTTCGCGCATTAATATGTTACGTGGATAAACACGTCCATTATGATTCTTAGCTTCTGCTCTCTGCAATACACCAGATACAATTAAACGGCCGCCATTTTGTGATAACGATTCGTTTATTTGTTGAGGCGTTACTTCAAATAAAGCGTAATCTACTAATAGTTGTCTATTATCCATTTTTCATTCCTTGTATAAATAAACCAGAATTAACGAAAGCACGTTGTTGTTCAAAACGCTTACGTTCATCTGCATATTTTCGTTTTTGTTCGGCTAAAGTCAATTTTTGATTATCTTTAGCTTTGATAAATTGTTGCCATGTTCTATCAGGTATCATTGTGATAATTCCTTTAATTTGTTTGATATACGAGTCATTCGCTCATTTATTTTTGCAAATCTTCTACCTGTAGATTTCCAGAAATGATTTGATTGAACTCCCATTTCTGTTTTCAATCGCAAATTATTTGCAACAATCTTTTCCATTTCAGCTAACATTTTATTAACTTCGCTAATACCTTTGTTAACTTTTTGAGCCGGTGTAGATGTAGGATCTTTTTTATAATCTCTATATGATACCGATTCTAATAATGGATACAATTCTTTAACTAAGTCTGGATCTTCTGGTACTCTATCATCATCTCGACTCAACATTAAATGTTCTTTTGCCGCATCGATATTTTTTCTTGTTGGCCGATATCCTAAATCTCTTACTATTTGTTTAGCCATGTATTCTTCATCAGGTAAAGTGCCTCTATTAAAATCTTTAATTGTTTTAACCGCAGCAATGATATCATATTTCTGAGCTTCATTAATTGATCCTACTCCATACATCTCAGCCATCATCTTTTTGTAAGTAGACTTGCCTTCCATTGGTTTAAATATTTTATTTGTTTTAGGAACTTTTTTCATTCCGCCTTGAGTAATAGCATCATCATCTAAATCACCAAAAGCTTTTGGAGTCATATATTCTCCTCCGGCACTAGCAGTAGAATTCATTTCATCTAATTCTTCTTCTTCATTCTTAACAGCTTTAGAAACTGCCTTTCTACGCTTCTTAAGATATTCATCAGATGAATCCACATCGCCATCATTATCGATATCAGAATCTTCTTTACCGACTGGGTCAAGTTTTGCTTCTTCTAAAAATCCGCCATAATCTCCTCTGCCTCTATCCGCTGATTCAAGTTCTGATCCTATCTTATTGGCTAATACATTATCTAATTTTATAGTAAATTCAACAATACCTTCATTCGCATCATACTCACGATTTAATTCAGACTTATCAATGCCATGCTTTTTAAATATGTTAACCGCAGTACGGTCCATAAAGTTATCTGATCCGGAGAAAGTATACGTATCTTCGTTGATCAAAGCTTTAAAATGTCGTTCTATCTCGTCAATCAATTTCATTATTGTTGCCTTTTCAATACAAATATCGTTGAGCCAGTACCGCCAGTAATTTTTGATACTGATAATTCTATTACATGAGTAGCTGGTAAACTAGCCGCTGTAACTGTACCACCTCCGGATAAATGAATGGTAGCGCCTCCTGCTGTATTTACTAGAACAGCTCCATATCCATAATTTGAACCTGTCAAATCTAATTGACCGGAAGAATAAGTTAATGACTTATAATATCTACCTGGATGTCCAAGCGTTTCAAATTGACTATAATTAGAATAGTCTATGTTATATGGTCCTGTACTCATTTGGCGTCCTTACATTTTTTTATTTCACTGATCAGTTCATAATATCTTAACATTGTTAAAATATCTTTGTCTTCAGTAATATGTTTTTTAGCTAACTTATTTAACAGTCTTGTCACCTCATTTATTTTAATACGCACTACTTTGCTAGGAATTGTAGATTTTAACGATGTCAATTCTTTTTGAATGTTACGAGTTTCGGTATTAATATATGATTTTAATTTTTCTGAATTAGTTACATTATTAATATACTCTTTAAGAATACGTTTTTGAGGTGCAGATAAATTACCATATTTTTTGTTAAATTTATCAATCAATAATTTAGAAGCTAAAATTCTAACATCGTGATCTTCATTAACAAGTTTATGTTTCGTCTCTTGCTGTTTCTTTGTTGATTGAACATGCTCCATTACCACAAATTTATTTCGTAGATATTTAGCTGGTTCGTCAGCTTCTGCATGTTCGAAAATATTGTATACCGATGCGTGCAGTTTATAATTAGTTACACGTGATTTGAAAAATTTATCAATATTAAAGCTATCTCGAATATCTTTAATTAAATTATATTTTTCACGTTTCAATTGCTGTTCATTTAACGTTTTACGAGCAGTGACTACAGCATCAATAAACTTGGCAGCACGCGATTCGTTGGTAAAAGTATCATTCTGAACAGAGTGATATAATTTTAATTCTTTTGCAAGTTCGGTATTTTTGCGAAAGTGTTTGTTCAAGATATTCAAAGACGCCGTTTTTGCATTGTTCATTGTCTCAACAGCAACTTGGCGTACAAGTAATTCGAATATCAATCCGGTATTTTTAACCTTGGAATGTTTTATCTTTTTCATTTAAAAGCGCCCTATTAACTAGTAGTCCACATCGTTTTTAATAAATATATGACTGGAGTCGAATAATACCTTTTAATCATCAAGTAATTGAGATTCATCTAACATTGTTCCAGTATCATCATTGGAACTGCTTGATTGTGTTAGTGTCTCTTGAATTATTTGATTTGATTTGGTTTTATTATTCAAGCCAGAATTTCGTAACATATCTACAAAACTTTTGTTTTCCGTACTTAACGGGGACTTTCTATAGTTATGCTGTAATGGCGATTTATCAGTATTGAACGCACCACCTAATGCTTTTGCTCCTAATGGATCACGGCCATGTGGACTTGCATGTGTGCCCCATGTACCTCCTGCCCCTTTAGGCCTTCCAGGGCCAGCGACATGTTCTTGTTCCATACCCGGTAATTTATCTGTCTTGGTTGCAACATGCATTGAAGCAATATCATGCGGTGTACCAAAACTCATATTTGTCTTTTTAGGATCGTTACCTTCCGATGTTATCTGTTCACGACGGAATGCTTCTTTCTGATCTTGAATGACTCGATCTCTTTCTTCTTGCCATTCTTGAGCCGACATATTAAATATGTTTTCATAAATCCATTGTTCAGAAAACATTTTAGATTCTTTCAGATTAGTTGCTAATCCTATCTGAGATTCCATTAATTCTACTAATTGCTTTTTATATATCAAACTTGGATTTTCTAATTTCAATGTGAAATCAACTAAATCATCGTCAGTAAACCCTTGTGAATATAAATGTACAATTGCAATTTTTGTTAACTCAGAAACAAATATTTTTTGTATTCTTTCTACCGTTCTAGCAAATCTAACATCTTCTGCTGCTAATGTGGCTTTACCTTCAACACCTTCATCATATCCTAAAAAGGCTTTTGGTATTTTTAACGCTGCCATCATTTTATTACGTAGATAATCGATATCTTCAATTTGACCGTCATTTGTCAATCCAGCCAATGTATCAATTTCAGTACCAGATTCAGAACCACGAACAGGAAGATAATAATCTTCCATCATATTTTCCATATTGAACTTAAGATTGTATTCTCCGGTCTTATCATCAATATATGGAATCTTTTTCATCTTACCGATAATTTGATTCATGTGGTTATCAACTTCGGCTGGTGGAATATTACCTACATCAATTTTAAATATACGTCTTTCCGGAGCTCTCATTATACGTTGAATTAACATCGCATCTTCCATTAATGCTAATTGCTTATATATTTTACGAGCCGGCTCAATCATTGATTTACCATATGGTAAGAAATTTGTATCAGACAATAAACGGAAATGTGCAATCTCAAAATTTTCAAATGTTTGCATTGGTTGTCTTTGAGTACTTGCATATGACATATGAGTACCTTCTAACACAAATCGATATGCGTATGGATTCTCCGGGTCATATCCTTCTTCACGTCTTATTTCATACGATGATAATGGTACCACATTTACAATACCTATATCTTCTTCAATATCTAAATGTAAAAAGAAGTCTCCATATTTACAGGCATTTCTAATCCAGGGCCATAAATTGTAATCAATATTCAAAATATCATAAAACAAGTTTCTTAATACTTTTTGTATTTCTGCATTTGGAGATGATATTGTTAATGTATCTCCTTCTGAATTTTGTACAGTTGCTTCATCTGCATAAATATCTAAAGCCGATGCCAATATTGGGTCCATATCCATTGCTTCGTAATCAGTAAATAATTCTAATTTTGATTGATGAAAGTTATATGTTTGATTGTATGCTGCATAACCAGCTTGGCCTCGATGCAATCCCGTAAATCTATCTACGTATCTGTTATTGCTTACAGCTCCAGTTGACTGTAATTTATTAGCATCCACTACCTTTAATCGGTTTTTTGCTACACGTCGTACAACTACATTGGTTGAAAATAGTCTACGTAAACGTGCCTGTAATGAAGTATCTGCCATTTTATTTTCCGTTTATTAATAAATATGTTAAAGTAACCATTTCAGGCCTTCGTCATCCTTGCCAGCTTTCCAATCCCATGACATATTTTGTCCTGGTGTATTTGTATACACTCCTTGAGACTTGCCTAAATGACCTAATGCCTTTCTAGATAAATCTATTCCTTGTTGATGTAATCTTAATGCCGTATCTCGTACCCATAACGCAATACCAAATGACATTACCAAGTCATCATTATAACCTCTTTGAGCTTCAGCTCTTGAACCGTTCCATATAAAGACATATAATTCATCTATCAATCGTTTTGACTTTACGATTGGAGCTTTTTCTCTAAAGTATGTTTCTATCTTTGATATGATTAATGGTCGTGTTTTTGCCGTAGTTGAGAATCCAGGAACTTTTTGTGATTTGGATTTGAGATCATATCCTTTTGATAAATGTAAATTTTCATCTACATATGCATCTTGCTTGTAAGAATAATATAAATTCTCATATCCTTTATCAATTGCAACTTGAATTACGGCCCAACCTATATTTGCATTTTCAATTACTAGTAATGCATTGTTCCATTCTGTTGCAACTGAAATCAACATGTTGCCATATTCTGTAGTTCCTATCTTACCACGATATTCTGCTACCTGTGTCATTGATTCAATTTCTAGTATATGAAATGCAGAATAGTCAGCTCCATCGCCTCGCGCGACATCAGCTACAACTACATAAGCTTTTGTATAATCTGGATATTCCCATAACCAATAGTTAGAATCAAATCCACGTTTCTCTTTTGGATCTTCAACATATGTTTGATCATACCAT